CTTGTAGGAAAATCTTTATAGTTTGACTTTTCTTGGAATGAAATCTGAAAGCCAATCCAGCCATCATAATCACAGTAAGCTCTTGCCGATGCACTAGCACTAGTTAATTTTGAACTATTCTTTAGTGCTACTAGTTGTGGTACACTTGATATTAAGTCTTCAGTCCAGGTATCTATAACATTTCCATCAGTATCATGCTTATTGATTGTTAGTGTAGCAGTAAATGAAGTGCTACTACCACCAGCGTAAGTAGAACTGAAAGTATAGTAATAGCCATTAACTTCATAAGCATTATGGAAGCTTTCTTCAGTAGCAACTTTTGCAGATTCAATACCATTAACAAACTTAAGCATGTTAAGAATTTTGTAATACTTATTATTTATAATTTTGTACATATTACCACGCCTGTCAAAAGTAATGTCAGAACTTCCATATGAATTATTAATATTCTGTATACATGCAACAGCACATGTATAGTCTGGATAATCAAAGCCAAATGGGCGTGGTAGCCAGTAAATATTTTGAATCTTACCATTACCAGAAGAAGTTGGCCAGTCATATACAAGATGTATATGTCTGTATCCATTATCTTCTACTTTTGAGTAACTCTCTGCTGAGTTATACGTGCCACGTTGTTTATGCGAGCCAGCACCAGATGTATCGTTTCTATTGCACATACCAACAACGTTTCCATGGATGAAGTACAAATCTTCAAGTTCTCCAATATCGCTATCACTAAGAACTATTGACTCAAAGGCAGGATATTCACATCCACCATATAGTGATTTACGATTTAACTGCTGTGCAATACTGCCATATGCACTACTTTCGAGTAGAGGCGTAATAGCATTTTCAGTAACTGCCTCTTCTATAACGTTACCAGTATCGGCGTCGCAGAGTTGAATTGTAACACGATTCTGTGCTTCCTGTACAGGTTTGAGCATACGCTGTTCGTAATGCTCACCTGTAACAAAGTTGTGATTGGTCTTTATGACCTGTCTCATACTTTTCATTATTCAGTTCCTCCTATCTTCTTTATTTTGATTAAGCCATCAGTTCTTTCAGTATTAAGTTCAGCAGTTGCATTATTACCGGCATTGTATGAGCTACCACCATGTGCGCCCATTACACCACCACGGTAACCGCCACCGCCACCGCCACCGCCATCATCCTTGTTTGAGCCACCACCACCAAAGCCTGCATCAGAGGCGTTGCCTGCTCTACTATAGGTGTATGATGCGGCATCACCACCCGCTAAGAATGATTTACCACAATAACTACTATTTCTATACTGACGGTACCCACCGCCTGAGTAGTCACTGGATAAGTAAGAATCATCAGTTCCTTCATCAAGCAGTGCATCATTACCAGGAGTTCCTGAAGAAAAAGCAGCATCTCCACCACCATTACCAGCCCCAGCAACAATAAGCGGTCTTACAGGAATAGTACCAAACAACATATCGGTTTGCGTGTCATCTTTGATTGCAACTACTGACATTCCTCCACCAGCACCGGTTGTTGCATCACCAGATGTCTGAAGATTATCTGTTCCTTTCTGACCTACAAGCAAGTACAATTCATCATTAGCTTTTAGGTCAAACTCACCACTGATTATTGCACCAAAGCCTCCAAGGCAGTTAGCATTTGTTGTAGCTCCACCACCTTTTCCTCCGGCAGCTCCAATAGCAACTATGCGGTAAGTACCAGTCTCAGGAACTACATACTTCTGAATACCATTGATAACTTCAACTGTTTGAGTATATAGTGCATTAGCATCTTCTTGAGTTGGCTTTTCTTTACCTGTGCGTCCAAGCGTTGTGAACTTAAGACTACTATCTGTTGCAGCAGACACTGTTTCGCTAGGCGTACTTTCTTCTGTATCAGTTAAGCCAGTAGCATAGAAATAATATTGTGTATCAGTTACAAGATTTGAAACTAATACATTAGTGTCTGTAACTTCTATATAGTCAGACATAGAATCTGGGTCAGTGCCATAATAAACTCTATACTTTACATAACCTGTATATTCAGCATATTTGTCTGGTAGTCTAAGTCGTAAACTTACTTCATTCTGTCCAGTACTAATATCAGAAATGATAAGCACAGGAAGAAGTGGCTTAACACTTCTAATTTCTGAGTACCAACTTTCTTCAGTAGACTTAACGCCTGTAACAGCTACAAAGTACTCTACATTATTTTGTAGATTGTCTATAACAGTCTGCATTTCTGTAGTATTGCTATGCAATACAAGGTTATCTTTAGATGTACCAAGGTACACATTGTATGAATCATACGTTGCGCCTACAACTTGCCATTGTAATGTAATCGTACTAGGGTCAGCTTCACAAAGAATAAAGCGTGGTACCGGAATAGTAGGAACTGCACTAAGCACGTTTGACTTTTCACTTTCTCTACCATAACCAAGCGTTGCTGCAGCAAAGTAATACTTTGTTCTATTAGATAAGCCCGAAATTTCACAGAATGTTGCACCAACATCTGACTGCATTGTGTTACCAAAATCAGTTGTCTCTCCATAGTATACCTTCATTGCTCTTGGTTGACCAACTGGTGGCTGCCAATGAACTCTAACTTTATTGTCTTCAGCAATGGCAAAGGTTAGCACAGGTGGCTCAAGAGGTGAATTTGACTCATCAGTACTATAATAAACTGAAATCTGCGTAAGTGTGAATGAAGTATGCTGAGCTGATGAAGTCATGTATACTGCTACAGTTAGTCTATTTGAACCGCCCAACTCAAACAACTCTTTGAATACTTCATTATTCATGGTAAGTAGCTTATGCACTGGTACTCCACTTGCACTCATATCAGATAACGTAAGGTTTATTGCAGTCCATTCATCAGAGCTACTCATTGTGTACCAATTAGAGCCGTCAGTACTAAATGCTAATCTTATACCAATCGTATCAGTGGCTTTAACTTCTATGCAGTTTATAATTGTATTATAGTTTTCAGTAGGGTACAAAGCATCATATGTGACGATACCTTCACCAATACCATTCTCAAATGTAATACCGTTATCTGTAAGTACAACATTTCCAGTTATATGAATAAGGTCTGCATATGTGGAATTATACACGAAGTGCTCAGCTACACCAATAGCTTTTACATCGTTAAGTGGAATGTTAGCAAAACAATCAAGGTTAGTCAGTGATACACTTGGATAAGAATAATTATCAACATTCTCTATGTTAGTATACGCACTAGTAGTAACTTCACACGTTGTGCTGCATTCAATAAGTCCAATGTTAATAATAGGATATTCATCATATGTTTCAGATACTTCAGCGTGTGGATATTCGCCACTAGCACCATCGAGAATACCACGACCTTCACATGTATACCTTACTGCCTTTGTCTGTATAGATAAGCTAGGAGTAGTATCACTAGCTGTTGAATCATTTGCTTCTAACTTTACAGTTACTGAAATTAAATGAGCTGCTGCTTGGACTTGTAGGAATGAATGTGGTATACCTACAAAACCTGGTCCTTCCTGTACCTGTGTAAGTATAGGCGTGTATGGCTCTGCAGAACCATCAACCTTAATTGTAATTATCATATTACATGCTGTGTTAGCTACATAACTAAACAGTAAATGACAAGAAAGGTTGCCAGCAGCACCCATTACAAATGGCAAGTTTACTATTTCTGTTTCATTTGTTCCAACAGTTATAGCTTTTTCATTAAATGAATACAGGAATTGAGGTAGCATAGCCTCAATTGTATTAAGTGTATTAGTGTCAATATCAGAACTAGGATATAACTTCCATTCTGTTATCTCAACGTATTCTTCAGTATTGAACTGAAAAATTAAAACATCGAAATCAGCTACATTGGTTAGTAGTTCAGCTTGCATTAAATATGCATCAGAAACCTTACTAGTAACCTGAAATGGAACTGTAAATATTTGGTATTTTTTATCTTTATCTTTAATAAGTAGCTTAGCAAAAGCTGCAGGAGAAAATTCGACAAACTCTCCAATAAACTTTGCCGTTACCTTAAAAGCTTTTGGTGTAAACTGTACTTGTTCATGCGTTAGTGAAGTAGACGCTGTGCCACCTGCTTCTAACTTTATAAGCTTACTTGTCATAGTAGCTTTATTCAATGACCAGGACTTTGGGTCAACTGGAAGAACATTAGCCAAGTATTCCATTATCTACTCACCTCCAATATATCAGAATTTAGTAAGGTTATCTCGCATGATAAAGAACCAACATACTTGTAGTTAATTCTTTGCAGAACGCCTGTGAAATCTAAGTTGTACTTTTCACTTTGTACACATATCTTATCTCCAACATTAAGTAGCGGATTTCCTCTTACCTGAAGTGTAAGTGTTGGCATATCACTATTTACAAATGCTTCAAGTATTTCCTTGTACTTGCTTGCATATTCTGTACTCTGTATATATCTATTCTTTACCTTTAGAACATTTGAAACATTATCAGTAAGTATAGTTTCTACAAAGTCAACAGCTATACCATATACTGCCAGGTCAGATGTAGCCTGAGTGGTACTTTCATTCTTTGTGATAAGAGTTATATCCCACGGTGAATTTACATAGTCTATAATTGCTACTTCTTTATTTTCTGTAATGGCATATACATTTGTAATTACTTTAGCAGGACCTTTACTCAGTGCTACTTTATTATGAGTAAATATACCAGCTGGCACAGTAGCCTCTTTTATTTCTAATAGCTGTATGGCTTCCGTCAATTGTGGAAGTACATATGTAAGTTCTACACCACCATACGTTTTAACAATTGACTGCTCAGCATCTACACTTATAATCTGGTCAGCATCAGTAATAGTTGCTCTTAACGGTCTTGTACTGTCAAGTGGTTCAACTACTATATCACCATTCTTATCACATGTACAATATGCAATTGCTCCTTGCAGCATCTCCTGTAGATATTCCTTCTGCTCACCTTCTGTAAAGGTATATAGAAGCATAGAATCTAATTCATGTGACACTGTGACGGCATAGCCAAGTGCATCGAATACTTCCTGGAAAAAGTCAGCCTGTGTTTTATTAAGACCTACAGGTATTACAGGTGAAGGTTCCATTAGTACTTGCTGAATTTTGTCACCAGCTGTTATTGAAGCTGCGGCGCCTGTTACAGTAGCATTCCAGCCAGAAACATAGTACACACCCATCTTTATCCAGTTAACTTCAGTACCATCATCCATATCTGGTTTCATGTATGGAATAATAGGTACATTAACTTTTATCTTACCATAGTATGGTCCATTAGCATTAGTTGGACTAAATATGCCATCTTCATTGTATAGGCTAAATGATAACTCATTTGCAGATATAGCACCAAGTGGATTGTTATCCTCTGCACCAGCTTCATCAAGAATATCTGCATCTATAAGATAGTCTTCTCTAGTAACAGTTAATGGGTCATTCTGTAAGCCATCAAAGAAGATGTCAAGCTTCAACAGTATGCATCTACTATGAGCATTGAAATCTTCGTCAGTGGCATCACGTATAACTGTATCTGCCATACTAGCACCTCCTTATTGTTCTATCAGATTGAACGTAACGTTTCTCCATACCCAGTTTGTAGTTTTACCTGCCTTATGTAACTCAGTAGGTATGGAGCCTACATACACTGTAGCAGACTTATCTTTTCCGTTCTCCTTGTACTTAAGCGGAAAGAACAACTTGTTCGTTTCCCAAATAGCCTCAAGTATATTGTCTAAGTCCTCACCAGTTATTGCATCATAAGTGAAGTAAAACTTTCGCTTCTTAGCAATTAAGTCACCAACCATTTTTGCATCAGCTAAACGCTCCATATTGGTAACATTGTATCGTTCTATTTTGAAACCGGAAGGGTTTTTAATAGCCCTTCCGTTTATGGTAAAATTACTAGCCATTATTAACCCCTCCTTTTATTCTCTTGCAGCTGAATAACTTGCATCTTACGATTAAGTTCCTTAAGGCTTCTTTCATCTGCAATAAGCGTTCCAACATACAACGGCTGCAACTGATTTTGACCACCAGATATGTTAGCAACTATTGGCATCAAGCTAGCTGTAATACCATTTGCAACAGCATCTACAAATGGTTGCATAGCTCCAGCATTTTCAAGTGGAATAACAGCCTCTGCTTTATTTCCCTCAGCAAATCTTGCAATGTGCTCTCTGTTAAAGATACCACCAGTAGCATGCCCTATTTTTGGACCAGAGCTGCGGCTATATGCATAGCTTGTGTCAGTATTCTTAGCCTTACTGTCAAGACCAAAGAATTCTTTTAGTTTATCAATACCAGTATTTATCCAGTCAAAGAACTTACCAAATACATTGCTCCACAAGTTAGAAATCCAATCCTTAAATGCCTTGTATATATTGCCTATACCATCCTTTACTGATGTGTACATATCTCCAATCGCTGTTTTGATTGAGGTATACATGTTTCCAAAGAAGTCTTTAACTACAGTATAAGAATCTGACACCTTGGTCTTAATAGATGTATAAATCTTACCAAAGAAATCCGTAACAGCCTGCCATGCACCAGAAAGCTTCTCTGAAATGGTATTCCATATATTCTGGAACCAAGTAGAAACAGCTGTCCAAGCTTCCTTTACCTTGCCTGTGATAGTAGTAAGGATGTCACTAAAGAACTTAGTAACAGCTTGCCATGCGCCGGAAAGCTTTTCTGAAACGGTACTCCATATATTCTGGAACCAAGTAGAAACAACTGTCCAAGCCTCTTTTACCTTGCTTGTGATAGTAGTAAGGATATCGCTAAAGAACTGAGTAGTAGCTTGCCATGCACCGGAAAGCTTTTCTGAAATGGTACTCCATATATTTTGGAACCAAGTAGAAACAGCTTGCCATGCACCTGAAAGCTTTTCTGAAATAGTATCCCATATATTCTGGAACCAAGTAGAAACAACTGTCCAAGCTTCCTGTACCTTGTCTGTGATAGTGTTAAGAATATCCTGGAACCACGTAGTAAGGCCGGTCCATACATCAGAGAACCACTGTGTAATACTATCCCAATTATCTGCAATGAGACCTACTAGCCAACTTATCAGAGCGCCAACGGCTGCACCTATTGCAGCACCAACAGGGCCACCAGCAACCATGCCGATTGCAGCACCAATACCTGTACCAAGGCCTAAGCCTAGCTTAGAGAAGTCCCAGTCTCCTGTAGTTACACCTGTGACTATAATGTCGGAAATCCAACCTACAAGAGCACCGATTGCAGCACCGATTGCAGCACCAGCAGGGCCACCTACAATGAAACCAATACCTGCGCCAACACCAATACCAACAGGATAACCAACTTGTGACCAATCACCATTCTCAAAGCCTCTTGCAATAGAGTCAATTAACCAGCCAACTAATGCACCAATCCCTGCACCGATAACGGCGCCAAATGGCCCACCAATAAGAGCACCAATTACTGCACCAAGGCCCGTTGCAATAGGCACGGCAACTTTTCCAATATCAGTCAAACCTAAAGCATTAGCAAGGTCGTTCCAGAACCAGCCAGCGATAGCTCCAGCGATAGCACCAATCTTAGCACCAAGAGGTCCTCCAAGAATACCCCCAAGAATGCCACCAATAATTGCTCCAATACCAGCCCCAATAAATTTTTCCTTCAGAGCATTAATCATGTCAGTTACGAAGTTATTAGCAAAGCCTTCAAAGCTTGGTACTCCAGGAATAAATGAACTTGCATCTAACCCAGACAAATCAGGCATCTCAAAGTCTGTGTCAGTATCAATACCCTTACTAGTACCTTCATCAGGCTGGTTAAGCTTAAACACTTCATCGAATGAAAGTAAACCTTTTGCAGCCTTAGTAGCTTTACCAGTTGAATCAGCTAATTCGTCCATTGAGTCTTTAGTATCATCAAGTGCTTCATTGAACTTATTCAAATCATTGGCTCTTTCTTTCTGTGAAGGAAGAAGCACTTTGTCAGGGTCTATTCCATTTATAGCTGTTATCTTTTTGAACATACTACTGATTGCATCACTTAGTTTACCAAAGCCTCCAGAGAGACCTACAACCAATCCTGTAAGAGCAATAAGCAATGACCAGAACGGGTGTGCAGCGACGAAGGTAAGCATAGCTGATAAACCAGCGAGTGCTTTGGATATTAAACGGATAACGCTTGCAACAACTACTGTAGCAAGAGCCTTCACTTTGAAGACTACCCACATTGCCGCTGCTGCAGCCAACGCAGCAGTAAGAATCTTCATAGCCGTTGCATTCTGTGTAGTCCAAGATACCATAACAGACAGCACATTAAGTATAGTTGTAAGAATTGGGACAAAAGCATTATATACTCTAAGAAGAGCTTCTAATACTGGCTTAAGTAAACCACTTAAGGATGCTACCAATCTTAGACTTGCTTGGTGTAATGCCATAAGGTTAGCTACAAACATTCTTATGGTACTGTGCAGTTCCGGTGGGAATATTGCTTCGAATACACCACCTAGACCCTTAAGCTCGAATATTTCTCGCATCTTAAGCAAGAACTCTCCAAGCTCATTCAAGCCAGACTTGATGTAAGTAATCAGTGGCTCAAACGCACCAGATATAAGCATTGTAGCATTATCTTTAATGTTACTGGTAATACCTTTCAACGTTTTAGATGAAGCAGCAACTACTCCACCAAAACGTTCATTCATACCATCTACAAGAGCATTGACGGCTTTACTTGCAGGAATACCTTCCTTACCAAGATTCTGTAACTGTTTCTGAGTAAGTCCAAGTTTCTCCTGTAAGATTTCGTATGCAGGAATACCTGCCTCAGCAAGCTGCCTCATCTCTTCATTCATCAATCTACCCTTTGTGTAGATTTGTCCGAGTGCTCTTGAGACAGACTCAATTACCTGTGGGTTTCCTTGCATAGACGATGCAGCAAGAACGCCCTGCATTACATACATGACGTTTTTATACTGAATACCATATGCAAGTAAACGCTTCGCCGCAGCCTCGGATTCTGTGAAGGAGAACGGCGTTGTAGCCGCAAAGTCCTTAAGCACATTGATGAACTCATCAGCTAAGGCAGTGTCACCAAATAGATTAGAATATGCAGTCTTAGCATACTCAAGTTCTTGACTAAATTGCCATACTGCATCTGTAGCATTTCTGATAGCATGCAATCCGCTATAGAACACTTTAGAAATCATAATACCCTGTACGATACGCGCAGCATCCTTGAACTCAAATTTAGACTTTTTAGCGGGCTCTACAAGGCCATCATTTATCTGACCTTTAAGGTTAGCAGAGAACTGGTTTGCTATGCTAGAAGCTCTACGCATGTTGCTTGCAAAGTTCTGGATATTAAGATTTAAGTTTGCAGTCAAATTTGCAAAGTTAGCCATTGTAACACCTCCTTATTACCAACCTGGAATTTGGTCAATATAACCAACTTGGTCAGTAGAATTTCCTTGTGATTTTCCACCGTGCATTCTTTTCTGTACATCGTAATGCACATCAAGTTGCGACTTAAACTTTCTAGGCGTCATGCCCATCGTTTCTTCATCAGTATAGTGCAACCATACTCTCCCAACATATAAAATATAGGGCCAATCCCAGTCGTCTGTACTGAACAGATTGGCCCCATCTTTATTGCTGGGATTTAGGCGTTTGGGTCCTGTGCACCGTCCAGCTTAGGCTCTGCAGTCTCAGGAAGCTTTTCAGGTTCAGGCATATCTGCGTCGAATGCCTCACCAAGAGACGCCATAAGTTCCTGCATATACTGAATATCAATAAGATTACCGACTTGCTGTTCTGTAAGGTCAGGGTCTTCGTGGATAAGACCTGCCCAGAGGATACAACGAACGGCTTTGATACTGTTGTTATCAAGCTGCTTAAAAGCTTCATCAACAGAACCGTATCTGTCCTCAAGTTCAGCCATAGCATTGAGCGTAAACTTGATAGTACGCTCAACGCCGTCTGTAAGGGTAATCTTAACAGCTTTAGATTTCACATCTTTTACGTTAGCCATTAGGATACCTCCAATCATTTTACGGAAATTTACTCAGCAGCTTTAATCTCACCTTCGATGAGAGTATGAGCTGTAAACTTAACAACTTCATTAGCAGAAGTAAGCTCATATACTGCTACACTCTTACCAGCAGTAACGCCAGTAATATTGTTACCGGACACATAAGTAGTTGTACCAGAAACGGTATCACCAACATTAGGTGTAGCCTGTGTGGCATCAGCAACAGCGTAAGCAAAGTGATTACCAGAACCAGCTTCGCCAGTAATAATAGCCTTAGTAGAGCCAGTAACAGAACCGGCCTCAAAAGCAACAGTCAAAGCAGGGGCAGGTGCTCCTGCCTGCTCAGTAACTGTAATACTATCGAAAGTAGCTTTGATTGTAGCTACTAGGGTGCCGCGAGAAAGGTTTTGGGAAACATCAGAAACATTTTCAATGACTTTGTCATCTACCATAACCTTTACGACTTTGCCAGTAGCATCAGTAGTAATGTTCAATGCGCTCATCTGTTATCCCTCCTTAACTCGGCATTTTAACAGTATCAAACCAAGAAGTCATAGCCGATTCGCTTGCTTCAGGGTTATCTCCATCAAGCTCATATTTCCACATACGAATCTTCTTGTCACCAACGGTAACTGGATAGTTCAGCTTAACGAACTGCCCTTTAATAGTATCAGCCTGGAAGTTAATGCCATCGCCTTTTGTTTCGTTATTGTCCTCAGGGTCTGTAAATTTACCTTTATACAGCCATACATAACGATAGTTACCATTAGACTTCAAGGACCTGAAGCCGATAGCAACAAAAGGTGGAACGTCTGAATCGCCATACACAAGACCTCCATCACTGTCGATGGTGTGTCCAAGGAGGTCCGCTTTATTTTCTGTGGTAAGTTCGTTTTTCTTGATTTCTACATCAATCTTACCAAGCGTTGTAGCAGTCTCCATAGGACCATCATCAGCAAACAAGGTTTCCTGTGATGCATTAGGGTTAATATTAATGGACATTACACCTGGAGCTGCTTTAGGAGCAGTATACTCAGGGGCTGTCGTAGCTGTGTCTTCTGTAATCTGAATTGCATACACAAGATTATCACAACCAATTCTTGTAGACATGTTTCATTCCTCCTATTCAATAGTAGTTGTTATTCCAATGTTGAAGCCATATATGACTCTGTCATTGTTATCCTGACCGATTTTGAACGGTGGCTGTCTAAGGTGAACTTGGCCCCATCGGTCCGGCGTAAATTGTACAATCAGATTATCTGATGTAAGTAATTTATAAATTCTCAAAGCTTTCTGCCTTGCGACATCGGCATCCTTATCTCGAACAGTAATCTGTACAGACCTGTTAACATTCGGGTCATAGAATACTGCTGGGTCACCCTTATACTCGTGTAGAGCTACTAGGGAGTCAGGTGCTTCTGGCGTAAAGTCTCTAAAGGCGTCTACACCATCTCCTTGAACAATACCGTTGTCCGCAAGGAATGTTACAATGTCAAGTAGTAACGGGTTTGCCATATAGTTCCTCCTCTTTTAATCGCTCATATCTGCTAAAGATTCCTGTGCGTATGTAAATACGGTTCTAGGAAAGTTTTCTCTAGCATATTCTCGTACGGGGTCTTCCAAAAATTTAGCCTTACCAGTAGGATGATACACTGATAAGTCCTCATGAACTTTCACCATATAGGATGAAGCTCTTCGACCTGTCTTTGGATTGACCGGGTCGCCATTTCCACCATAACCTACAATTGCCTCATACGCCCAGGTGGTTGCAGATGTATCTGTTCGCCTGGACACTTCGTAAAAGGCACTCATAAGCAGGGTGTAGGTATCTTTAGGTACTTCAGCCATACTGTTACCTAGAATTTCTTCACAAGCAGCTATTGTAGCTTTTTTAGTACCTCTGCCTACGTTTCTAATAGCAGCTTCACACTGCGCTTCAAAATGGTCTAAACTTTTTTGGTCAAAGTCAAAATTAAATGTACCTTTCATTACAGATACACCACCTTGATGTCAGGCTTACCATTCCTATAGAATGTTCCGATACTTTTGATGCTCTTTTCAGAACCTTCAAATACTATGCAGTCAAGCTCAGAAATATTGACTGAACCATCTATATATAGTTGCTTGTTAGAAACAACCTCAGTACCTGTATTATCCGTTACCGTAGTTACTTTACCCTCAGCATAACACCATTCGTCGATAGGGTCCCCGTACAGTTTTGTACCAGTGCCGCTTCGCCTGATAAACGGCTTTATTTGTACTGGAAGGTTCATCCATGCTTTAAGACTCTTATACACGGTAGCTACCCCCTCTAGGAGATGGATAAGGAGGATTATTCTGCATTCCTTTTCTGAATGTCTTAGGGTACGCATACTTAGGAAGTGATAGTCCAGCAGATGTACACTTAGCTTTGTAGATATCTGCTTGTTCCTTAAAGTATTTAAGCCTTTCTGTAGGGTCTTCTGATTGTGGTCCAAGACTTCTCTTGATGTCCCTTGCAAAGATTGTTGCAGCTCTGCTAAACAGTTGGTATAATATCTGGTTCTTATTAGGACCATAGGTATCAATGATGTATTGAATTTCTTCATCTTGCATGATAGGCTCAGACTCATTGGTATCTCCAATTAAGAACCTACACTCATCCACTTGACTGTTAGCAGGATTTCCAGAGTATGTCCAAGACATCAAATCACCTCCTACTTAGTTACTGCAGTAACTACTTTCTTTACCTTAGTAGGTTTAGCTGCTACCGGAGTAACTGTTTTAGGCTGCTCAGCTACGGGCTGTTTAAGCGGTGGAAGGTCAATACCATATCTCTGCTTAAAGAAATCAGCATACTTATCAAAGTTATGCTCGTTAACTTCAACAATATGACCCTCTAAGAGTCTATGCTTAAATCTTTTAATGTCTGCTGGCTCAACAATAGAACCAGCAGGAATCATACCCGAAGCATCTCTAAAAGCACGCTTAACTATAAACATTAGTCAACGATGTCCTTGAAGAACGTACCAAGGTCTGCACAGATTTTCTTTGCGTCAAAGGCAATCTCACCCTCAATACGTTCAGTGCCAAGGCCGAGCATATCCATAGGCAGTCTAACGATACGGTTACCATACGCGCCAGAGCCCTCAAGACCAGTCCATGCAAAGATATAACCTGCAGAAGGTTTCTTAAGAGCCGGACGAGGATTGCTATAGCACAACAATGCATGTTTACCCATGATGAAGTTAACGTTGTCCGTAGCTCCCTTAGCTGCAGAGTTAACTACAGACCAAGCAACATACACATTGTCAACTTCGAACAGAGTAGCAAGCAAGTCTGCTGTAACGATACCTTTCTGAGTATACTTGATACGGTCAAGAATATCAAAGTGGTTCTTAAGGGCATTGAAAGCATATGGAGAAAGTACAAGAGTATTAGGCTTATAGCCAGTCTCAGAAGCCATCTGAACACCTGCTTCTGTAACATCCTTAATAGGATTAGAAGTATCCTTACTCCACTTGATTACCTGGTTAGTGCTAGGAGTAGCATCTACACCGGAAATCTCACGACCCCAGATACCAGCCTTGAAGAACTTGGTAGCCCATTCCATCTCACGACGGATAAGCATCTTCTGAGATACGAAATCAGTTGCATCAGTATCAGCATCAAGCGGCTCGTCATAGTTAGCACGCTCTTCAGGAGTAACATCCTTATGGAAAGCATGCTTACGGCAGTAGTACGGGTCACTTGCTTCAACGCCGTAGTCACCACCAGCAGACTCACTAGCTGCACCACGCACCTGAGCTTCATCACGCATGAAGTCACCTTTGTTGTAGATGTAGAAAACATCAGACTGTCTCTTAACAGGGACAATCGGGAAAACTTTGTCTGCAATGAAAGCAGACGCATCCTGCATATAAGCAACGGACGTATTGGTCAATGCTCTATCAATATGAGCGTTTTGCATATTAGGCATTATTTTGCATCTCCTTTCAATTAGTTAATCTTAACTGCTGCAAGACCACCTGCAACAGCAGATGTGATTATAATACCAGCAGCTACTTTACCGGTATCGGTTACTTTACCATCCTCATCAGCGTAAGCAATGTTACCTGCGGTAACAGCTTTAGCTGCTTCAACCATTACAATACCATCGGCAATCTCCAGAACCTGACCCGCAGAGGTCTCATTCATAGACGCTCCGATAATATTGGAATCATCAACAGCCTGAATGCCAGTACTGTTCTTATCAACAGTAACGAAACGATGTCTTTCAACAGCTCCACCAGCAGGTAAGCTATATCTAAGACCAGGAATTTCATAAGCGTTCATTAGTTCGCACCTCCCTGTAAATACTCTTTGTAAAGTTCAGGATTTTCCTTGATTGCGATAGACACAGCTTTCTGCTTAGTAACACTATCGCGCTTAGCGATTTCATCAGCCTTAGCTTCAATCTTTGTCCAAGCATCTGCTCCCTTGCTTCCAAGGTTGCTCTTGCCGACTTCATCAAGAACGGTTCCTTCAATTGCTGCATTGATAGTTGTAAGCACATCTACCATATCAGCACTACAGTTCTTAAGAACACCAACGAGCTTATCAGTCTCGATAGGTAATGCCTTAAGTTCTGCAGCCTTTGCAACTGCCTCAGCCTGCTTCTCAGCATCTTTAGCTTTACGCACCTCTTCCTCAGCTGCTTCTTTCTGAGTACGCATCTTAATGAACATAGCACGTGCTGCAGCCGGCATACTCTTCAGAGTCTCCTCTTCATCGAATGCTGCTTTCTTCTTAGGCTTTCCACAAACCTTGCACATACCATTCTCATCAGCTTCACCATCACAGGTACAGGCATCAGATTGCTGAGATTTAAACGTTTCAAGTTCAGACTCAGCTTTTTCCTTGGCCTCATTTGCCGCCTTCAGGTCTTCTTTAGCCTTTTCAAGGCCCTGTGTAGCAGTGTCGCGCTCAGTGGTTACCGTAGCCAAATCTTCTTTAGCCTTCATAACATCGCCAGACAATTTGTCAAGCTCTGCCTGAATAACTGAAGAATGCTCCGGTTTCATCTTACTAAGGATTTCCTTAATATCCATGGTTGCATCTCGCTCCTTTCTTTTATAAAGTTCTATGAAAGCTGCCGAATTGGCTCCTTCATCAACTAAATCGACTCGGTCTACTACCAAGTCCTCAAGTAAGTATGGCATCTATCGCACCCCCTATTTATATTATACGTTGTTTGGCCCATTTGTATAACACTAAAGCTTAATTCGTTTTGCATTGCCCTGAATTGAGAACATCTTAAACGTTCCATCTTTAACTTTAGCAAATACTTCTGGGTCGGTTACTTTAACAGTGATGAACCATCCCTCAGGTACTGTACCCTCAGGAATACCAATGCATGCCTGCTTTTCTTTGGTAAATACAATCGATTCTACTACTGTACCCTTAGACTCGCCCTCATGCATCACACCGCTGCCTCGATAGTCTATCATAAACTTTATAGCAGCTTTCTCAAGCACTTCAGGCCTTATGATGTCTCCCTGCCAATCTAACGGTAAAGAGCCGTCTGCATTAACAGCTACATTTGCCCACCCACTAACTAAGCCTTCATCACTATTGGACTTAGTAATGTCAAACAATACATCTACATTACACTGGTCATATACAGGTACCTCTTCTGTAATGTATACACTCTCACAGTGAGATACACGCTGTATAGTACCATCTTCATTGTAGACACTAATGTCTTTAGAGTGGTTAATTGACTGATTAGTTATAACTACTCCCATATCATTCACCTCCACTTCCGGTATAGCTTAAATCGTTCTGTTCAAAATCGTTCTCCGCAGTGTCATCAAATTCACCCGTAACATTATCCGCATTATTATTAGCGTCACTTGATTGACCCTGATAGACCTCTTCAAAAGTCTTTTGGTCAAGGTCAGGCATACCAAGAATGTGACGTAAGTAGTTCTGCAATTTCATGTCACCTGCAATGTTAAGTCCCATAGCACGAAGAACAAGTGCAAGTTCCTTAAGAGATGGAGTCTGAATTTGTCCAGGTACAATCTTAGGAAAATCTGTAATGTCAGGAAAATAATTGTAGTTAAACAAATCAGGAACAGCCTTATTGTTAAACACATCCGCAATGTTCTGAAGCTGTGCTTGTAAAGCTGCAGCAAGCATAGATTGCTTTGTATCAGCAAGTGCAAATGAACCAGTCTTATTATTACCTATTAAGATAATATCAGAAAGCATAGTAATTGCTATTCTATTGTCATATCTGTCAATAGTCTCACCAATATTGATTTGTCTTGAAGAACCAGATGATAGTAGATTTAATTCCCAGCCGTAAGGAAGTAGAATACCTTCTTCACTATCTCTACGTACAGAAGCTACCAGCTCCTCTGCTCTAGCTCTTAATGCGACCATTCTCTCATCTTCTTCATTCCAAAGGTCCAAATCCTGTGGAGCCTTAAGAACAGGAAAACCAGCAAGGTCACGCTCAATACCTATTCCCTCAATTTCCTCAAAATGCTTCTTGAAAAACCAAGGTCTGTAAGCATTACGCAATAAGGACTTACCTTCTGGATTGTCTCTACTAATTCGCGTTCTGAACAGCAAGCCCTTTGACATAGGAATAGAAACAATTTTGAAATCAGGTTCTGCCATCTGCACAAATGCAGTTACGTCACCTTCTTTATTAAATGTCCATTCATGCAATGATGTCTGCGCTCTGATAGGTAGGCGTCGCCAACCTATTCTACCATCTGTATACTTGCTCTTGTACTTAGAGCTAGTTTCATTTGGTCCACGCCTAACCTTGTATACAATCTCATGAAAGCTGAATCCATACGTAAGCATAGACAGAATTTCAGATATGGTATTTGCCCATGACATATCCATATCATCCATACAACCTTTAAGAAAATTAGCCGCCTCAACATCAGCTTTAGAAGTACTAGCTGGTTCTACAGACCATATAGTACCCCTTATTAGCATTTCAGCTAAATACAGAATAGCACCAATAACTGGGTCATTATCGCTCATTTCCTGATAAATCTTACCAGCGTACGGCCATCGTAATTCCGGTATGAATTCTTCATAAACATACGGACCATATCGTCTAAGACCAGATGTACCGAGTTGCTTAAAGTTTACTGGCTTTTTACCGTTTTGCATTCTTACCACCTCCTAAATTTTCTCCAATAGGAACCGCCAGACTTTTTAACGCCTGAAGGAACTCTGACTAGCGTGGCTCCTCTGAAGTAATTAAATGCACCAGAGAAAGCGTCAATAGTATCATCGTGTATTCCGTATGGAAATAAATCAGCCTCATCAAGAAAAGGTAGAAGGTTTCTACATCCTTGTAC